GTGAGCCTGTGGAGTCCATAAATCCGTTGGTGATGTCTTGCACTTGCGCGTTCAGTTTGACGCTGTGCTTGTCGATGATCTCCAGGGCGTTGTATATCGCTGTGCGATCAAGGCGTACACCTCGCCAGTTTATTAGCTGGTCAGTCTCCCAGACTTCCTGCTCAAGACCTCTAAGGTTGCGGAGCTTGTAACGGATCTCCCGTTCTGCCACGACATCCTGCAGGCAGTAGTCGTACAGTTCCTGTAGTAACTCAGGGTCTTTCCTGCGCTCACCACGGTATGGCTTGCACAGCCGTTGGATTAGTATCTTGCCACGCTTAGACTTTGCGGCATCACCAGTAAGACCTAGCGCCTCACCGCATTTACCCAAGGCACGGGGGTAAGCCTGTGCGGCTGCAAGGGCGGCAGTGTCACGCCACTGGCTGATGGGTACTTCAGGCCAAGCCAGTACCTGGTTCCAAATGCTCATCTCAAAGAAGCTGTTCCACGCCCAGAGCGTTGCGCCTTCTTTCATAAGGCTAAACAGTTCAGTTGGGATTGGTTTGTCTGGAGTCCAAAGCTGTGAGGGTCGGTCATCGACGGCCCATGCCAAGCAAAGAACTTCAGTTGAAGGATGGTCAGCGTAAGCATACGCGCCACCTTTAAATATGTCGCACTCACTGTACGTTTCAAAATCAATAGAAATATTTCTCATAGCAGTGGCCTTTTTAGCCACTCACTGGATAGTTTGTTTTCATCATCAAGATATTTAAGGCGTTGCGAATTCGACGGCTTGTTGCGTTTCTTAGGGTCAAGGTCTTTGTCTTCAATAAAAACTGACCGCAAACTATTTGATCTCTTTCTCTTCATACCCATGCGGTTTTTGAGCAGGGTGTAGGGTATGTCGGCAAGGTCAGCAATCTCTTTGACCACAACCTCTGTGCCTGTGAGTTCGGGGTATCTATCCCCAACGTAGGGGTAACTAAGCGTTGCTTTCATTCGGCAGCCCTGTGCAGGGCTTGTGAAAGCCCTGCGTTGTAAGCGAATTTAAAAGAGTAATTACAACTAAATGTTGTTTATTCAGATAAGAAAATCATCAGTCTCTGCATCAGCCGCTTGCTCAGAACTGATGTCATCAAACAACGTATCGGCTTTAACAGCAGCAGCGCCAAAGGTCTCGCCATCTTTCACAAACTGCATAGCAAGTAGGTTGCAGAGAACGCGGTTGCCGTAATTGTTATTCATTACCCAAAGTGAAATTGCGGCATTTACATAGGCACCCGCATACGGCTTACCGTCTTCTTCAACAAGCGGTGTGCGATCACGATCTATAATTGTCGGGCGATTTCTTGAACTGGCTGAAACATACATCGTATTTTCATACCCGTCATGCGCCTTGTCCTCGCCATTACCCAAAAAAATCTTTAAGTTCTTAGGCGTTACGCCGCCCCATTCATTGGTCACAGCCTGTTTAATTGCTTTTTTTAGATTTTCTATCTGCTCTTTGTCTGTGTCTTTATCCAACAGAAAGTTGGCAGAGTATTTTTTTGTCTGCCCTTCGTTAAAGGCCTTGGCAGTCCAGATTTGTGGGAAAGAAAGTCTTACATTTTTAAGTGTTATTACGCTCATTGAATTTTACCTATTGTGCAGTTATGTCATTAAAGAATTCGGTAGCGTTAGGCTTAACAGCCGGACGTGGATCGGTGTCTGGCGCAAGCTGTGGTCTACCTTCGGGTTTGTGGATGAGATCGACGATCTCTCCATACTTCGCCTTGCCTAGCGCCTTCTCTGCTTGGGTCGGTGAAATGAGTTTCGATGTGTAGGCTTCATCGCCTAACATCTGAATAAGTTGTTCTTCCGCAACATCACTATCCAGCCATTTGCGCTGCCCTCGACCTGCGACCAGTTTGTAGTTCGGCAAAATGCCGCCATCGGTCAGAAGCTTGTGTGCGTGTTTCTGCACACCCTGCGCCCAGCCAATTAAGGCATCCATCTTCGGCAGCAGGTTGCTTATCTCTTCGACATTTAAGGTGTGAGGCACCTGCACTAGCAGTGGCTCTTCGAGGTTGTCGAAGCTAGAAAGGGTTAGTTCGTAGTTGTGCTTTGCCAGTGCGCGGCAAGTCGCTTTGGCTTTGCAGAAGTGGCAAGCCTTTTTGCTAGGGTTAAACGCTGGCTCTGCTGACATAGTGCGTCGGGCGGCAGGTTTCACTACATCGTCTGCCCATTTGAACAGGTCTTTGGCTCTCATCGAGTAGGTGTCAATGTGATCCAGTCGGGGCTGCACGATGGTCATGCTGACCGTATCTACCTTGTCGATGAACTCGTAAGCCGCGCCCAGACCGTACAACATTAGTTGCTCGTTGCGGTTGGCGTTTACCTTCAGACCTTGCCCGTACTTCAGGTCGATAACGTGCAGTACGCCATCGTGCAGCACTACATAGTCTGCCGTTCCAAATCCACCGGCGGCCCATTCGCTATAGTCCACTCGTAACTCAACGTGCGACTCGTCAGAGTCTTGGCTGTTGCAGAAATCAACATAGGTGGCGACGTGAGAGGCCATAACCTCATCGACAATAAAGCCTTCAAACTCTACGCCTATGAAGTGTTCTGGTGGTTTTTGTTTTATCAAGCACTCTTCAGCAAGAGCGTGGGCGGCTGTGCCTTCAGCCGCATAAAAAGATTCTTGATCAGGGATCGTTGCTTCTAGCTGGATACTGGCTGGGCAGGTCATCCAACGGTGTGCTTTGCTCGCACCTAAAATCGCGTGTTTCATTCTTTCCCTCTAACTTAAATATAGTAAATACAACCGTTTGTGGTTGACACCATAGGCACACATAACTATTGTGTCAACCACAAACGGTTGTATTTAATTTAAAAAGGTAGAAATTATGATTTACATCAGTGAGTACGCTGTTGAGGTTAAAGAGGCGATTGATAGCGTCCTTGAGGCAGCACAAATAAAGAACTTCAACGCGCTTGCCAGGCGACTTGACGTTAGCAAACAAGCACTAAGCAAGTGGCGTCAGACCGGCATCGTTCCCGCCCACAGGGCGTTGCAAATGGAGTTGATGTCTGAGGGCCAAGTGTCTTGGAAGCGCATGTGTCCAGATATTGTTGCTGACTTTAAGCGATCAAAAGAGGTGATCTATGAAACCAGCAGATAAATTTAAGGAAGGATTTTGGTCGGCATTAGCGTTCTTCGCAAAAGTATGTGCGTGGATTTTCGCCAAGATGGCGAATATGTGTGAAGCAATGGAGATCGAAGCAACAGCAAGGGCAACTCGTTACATTCGTTAAAACGTGGAAGTGAAGAGGTAAACGCAAATGGCGTTTTTAAAAGAACACGGACACGCGCTAGTCGAGAGAGGCTACGAGATTGTCCCGATAATGAAAGGGAAAAAAGCCCCAATGTTAAAGGGGTGGCAAGACATAAGAGCGACGCACGACGATGTAGATAAGTGGTTAGGCAACGGACACGCCGATGGTGGGGTGGGGGTGCTATGCCGCAACACAGTGGCTGTTGATATCGACTGCCTTGATGCCCCGTTAAACCATAAGCTTTTGCGGTGGCTCGATGAGAACGTAGGTAAGTCTGCGATTCGCATAGGCCAGAAGCCTAAGTGCATCCTGCCTTTCAGGGTGGAGGGTGGCTTTTCAAAGATTCGATCCTGTGAGTATGAGGATGAGGTGGGCAGTAAACACGCGGTGGAGGTGCTGGCTGACGGGCAACAGTTCGTGGCTTTCGGTATCCACCCTGCGACCAATGAGCCTTATAAGTGGGTGCGCGGCAAGAGCATCGCCGACATCTCACAGTCCGACCTACCTGTTATTAGCAGAGATCAAGCTGAAGCGTTTGTTACTTACTTTGAAGAACTAGCGCAGCAAAAGGATGGGTGGGAGTTAGCCCGTAAGGGCATGGCACCGGCAGAAGTTGATCCCGATGATCTGTCGATGTTTCGACCACGTTTAGACATGTCCACGGAAGATGTACGCGAGTTACTCATGTCCGTAGACCCCGACTGCCACCATGACGAGTGGGTCAGGGTCGGCATGGCGCTGCACCACCACTTTGACGGCGGTGACGATGGCTGGCACATCTGGGATGAGTGGTCAGCCGACGGCAGTAAGTACCGTGACGGCGAGTGTGAGCGCAGGTACGCCACGTTTGACAGCAAGGGCAGAGCGCCTATTACTCTTGCCAGCGTCAAGGCTATGGAGAAGGAAGCTGTAAGTCATGTAATAAAGGAAGAACAACTTCCCAAAATGCTTAGAGAGTGGGCGTTCGTCCACGTCGAAGGTTCGGCCCGTGTGATCCGTGAAGACCTAAACAAGCACAACAACATCGTGCTTTATAAGCTCGAAGACCTGAAAAAAGAACACATGAACTGCCGTGTCTTGTCAGGCGATGAGAAGCCAAAGCTAGTTAACCTCGTAGATATGTGGCTAGAGAATCCAGACCGACGAACCTATGCGGCAGGCTTAACCTTTGCCCCTGACATGCAAATCCTTGAGAAGTACAACCTTTGGCGCGGGTGGTCAGTTGAGGCTGAAGAGGGCGATGTTGAGCCGTGGCTTGATTTCGTTACCAATGTGATTGCTGACGGCAACGCCGCATACGCTACCTACATTATCGCGTGGGCGGCTCAGATGGTGCAGAACCCAATGACTAAGGTCGGTGTCGGCTTGGTGCTTAGAGGCCGGAAGGGCACAGGTAAGACTAAGTTTGGAGAGTTACTTGGCGGCCTGGTCAAAGCACACCACAAAATTGTTAGCAGGGCAGAGCATGTCACCGGCAACTTTAACCGCCACCTCGAAGATACGCTGCTGCTACAAGCAGATGAGGCGTATTGGGCAGGGGCCAAAGCCTCTGAGGGTGCCCTGAAAGACCTGCTGACTAACCCCAACATCACCATTGAGCGCAAGGGCGTTGATGCGTACACCGCACCAAACTACACCCGCATCCTATTTACCAGTAACGAGGAGTTCGTTGTCCCTGCATCGCTCGATGAGCGCAGGTTCGCCGTGTTTGATGTAGGCAATAGCAGGAAGCAGGACAGTCAATACTTCGCCGCGCTGGACAACTGGTACAACGCTGGGGGTGCTGAAGCACTGCTGCACTACCTCAGAACGTTTGACCAGGCGAACATCAATCTTCGATTAGTCCCGCAGACTGAGGCGCTGACAGACCAGAAGCTTGAGGCGCTGGATAACGTCACTGAGTGGCTTTACAACTGCCTCCAGAACGGTGAGATCAGAGAGAACCGGGTAGGCGGTAATGTTGTGCAGTTCGGCTCAGAAACACCCAAGGCTGAGATATACGACATTTACGCCAGTAGCCTGATAGGTAATAAGTTTGAAGTGCCGATGAAGTCAGCGCCCTTCTGGAAAAAGCTCAAGAACTACACCGACCTGTTTACCGACGGAGCCTATAAGTGTGAAGCAGGGCATCGCTATCGCACGATGAAGATCAACACCACCGAAGCCTCACGCTTTATCTTTGAGGCAACCAACAATCTAAGCAACATCGAATGGGCCACGCTTGATATGGGCGCGGCAGATGATGATCCATTCGACCCTGCTAACTGGGAGGACTGAGCATGACTGGTTTTTTGACATTGGTATTTTGTGTTTTGTTAGGAGTTGCGCTGTACGGCGCATTCCTAATAGTGCAAGACAAACAAGCGGCATGGGAGAAACGTAATGGGAAAAGGTAGTAAGCAACGGCCAACAGCACAGACATTCTGGGACAACTGGGATGCGGTGTTTGGAGATAAAGAAGAGGCAGAAGAAAAGACATACGAATATGACTGCTACAAGTGCGGCGGCCTCGACGAAGCCGACGTGTTTGAAGAGATCGAGGTAAACCATGAGCCTATGGGCGACACGACCGTGCCACGAACTATGATCATTTTAACCTGTGAGCGTTGCGGCCAGGAGGTCGATTACACAGGATGATTTCCCCCTGAAGCGGTCACCTCTCCGCTTCCTTGCCTCGACCTTAAAGGGTCGGGGCTTTTTTATGCCTACGTGATACTCACTAATATTATATATACAATAAACAGTTGTAATACAACAAATGGTTGACTATGATGTCACCTCACTAACGAAATAGGTAAGGGGAAACAAAATGATCGAGTCTAACCCAGTGATCCAGATCGAACTTGAGCCAATAGAGGTTGCCATCCGCAAGGAGCGTAACCGCATTAGGGACGTTGAGTTCGACACTGGCGTCATGCCAAGCACATGGATGATCGAGTACATGGTCAGCGAACGTGGTCGCGGTGTAACCGCCTGGCCTATTAACCTTTGAGGAAAATGTTACATGGTAATTACAACCCGTGAACTTATGCAGTTCACACCTAAGAACATCAAGACCGTAGGCTCTTACCACATCGTCGATAACGAGTGCCGCAAGGCTTACTGTAAATGCAAAGTCCATAACGGCGACTGGGTGTCCGGGTGCAGAACCTGTGGCAGACGCATTCGCCCGTAGATACAACAAATAGTGGTACAATCAACAGTGAGGCATTTAACATGAACACAATCAATATATGTCAGCTATCGAAGATCGAGGCGCGTGAGCGACGTGAGGCCATACAGCGTGAGGTTAAAGAGACGCTGTGCGGCATCGGCCTTGTCGTATTCATCCTTTTATGTCTTGGTGCTGAAAGCTGGATAGAGCGCATTCTATGACCGATAAAGTTGTTAGGTTAAAGACCGTCAAGCCCTCAAAGCCTGAGAAGGATGAGGGCTTAGACGCCAACCTGATGCTCACCCTGATGGAGTTCGCTGCGATCATGGAAACCTCAAAGGCTAAGAGCTTTGCGGCTGTCGCATGCAATGAGTCCGGTGAGATTGTCACCACATGGTACTCCGCACTGCCACACAACGCGCTTATCGGTGCGGTGGAGATGCTGAAGAACGACTACATGATGAACCAATGGATATATGACGAAGACGAGGAATAACAATGGCAAAGAAAGGTTTGTGGGCGAATATCCACGCAAAGAAAAAACGCATCGCGGCAGGAAGCGGCGAGAAGATGAGGGCAAAGGGCGATAAAGGCGCACCAACCTCAAAGGCTATGAAGAACTCAGCCAAGAAGAAGAAAAAGAAGTAAATAATTTCTCCCCTAGCAATCTTTGCCGCCTTCGGGCGGCTTTTTTATGTGCCATTAAATGTACGTGTAATGTACACCTCATGGTACGTGTAATGTACATTCCAGTAGGTAATGAACCGCATAGGCTTTTAGCATTTGTAAGACACAAGCCAACACATACAATCCCGCCTCAATTAACCTGTTAGCCTGTGAGGATGTGTCGTGTTTTTGTGGTGTGTATATGTAGTAACAATGTTAGTCGTAATAGCCTTGGAAGATTCCCAGGTGGGAAAACTTTGGCACCGTGGGAAAAGTGATTAAGTTAGTGACCACTAACCTATGAGGTGTGAGGACGTTCAAGCAAAGCCCAAACGTTCAAGGGCGTTCAAGTGCATTTTTTACCTTGAACGTGCTTGAAACCCGCGTGGTTACTGAGGTCGTTCAGGTAGTTCAAGTAAATCCTCTTTTTTATTTAGAGAGATATAAAAAGACTAATAAAGCCTATAAAGACTTTAAAAACTCCCCAACTGATTTTTTCCCTGTTTTACCTGAACGCCTGAACGGATTCGCTCTAGCCCAGTGGTGACGTGGCCTGTAGCCCGTTCAAGGTAAAAAAACGCACCTGAACGCCCTTGAACGACCTGAACGTGCTGTTTTTAGCTTAAAGGAGATGCGGCTGTGAGTGTGAGGTCAACCGCTATTGTCAATGTGGCAGGGGATACACAACATACTGTTGTATCTGGGATATAATGCGCCTCATTCACTGTTTAACTGGAGTTATTGAGTTGGCAAACGAAAAGGTCATCGACTACGAAAAGCTGTACAACCTAGCAAAGATAGGGCTGTCAGAGGAACAGATAGCAACTAGCCTTGGCATATCACGATCCACTATCTCACGTCGTAAGCGTGAAGACGATACATTCTGCACCACCTTAAAGGCTGGCAAGCAAGCAGGCATCGATGCGGTGACGAATGCGCTGTTTGAAGGCGCAACCGGGGACAAGCCCAACACGTCAGCGCAGATATTCTTCCTGAAGAACCGAGCAGGCTGGCGGGATAAGACCGAAGTAGATGCTAACCTATCGGGCGATGTCACTGTTAACCATGACATAGATGCTGCGCTGCAAAGCTTGAAGGATGCTGGCATTGATCCTACTAAGTTATGATCGCTCCCATTCATGGTGGGACGTATATCGTTATAAATCAATGACTTACAGGCATTTGGTACAGTTTTTGGATCACTGCGGCCTGAAACCTGGCAGGATCGGCCCTTTTGAAGTCGCTTCGCAAAATCCGGGTACCTCTGGGCGGCCATACGCCCCCACATATCTGAGTACATATAGGGCGGCCCTTTTGTGACAGAAACGGCTTCAAAAAAATCGGGTTCAAAAAAGAAAGTACCTGCTCTGACAGCGGCCCAAAAAAATAAGGCGGAAAAAATTGCGGAAGCCATCCGCGTGGTAAAGCTGCACAAAGCGCAGAACCGCATACAGTATTGGGAGCCATACGGATGGCAGGAAGAGTTCTACAAAGCCGGAAAGGCTAACAAGCAAAGAATGCTAATGGCGGCCAATAGGGTTGGCAAAACTGCATCACAGGCTGCAGAAGTTGCATTCCACCTCACAGGCTTATATCCAGACTGGTGGGAGGGTATCAGGTTTACCCGACCAACAAAGATATGGTGTCTGGGTGTGTCCGGTGAGCAGTTGAGGGATGTAATCGTCAAGGAATTGATGGGTATGTACTTGGGTGAGGGTAAGTTTGACGGCTCTGGCCTCATACCT